TTATGAAAACAACAAGAGACATACGCTTATTATCTATAAGAGAAAGAGCCATTCGAAATGCCATGGCTGTTAATAATGTCTTAACAAGAGAATATCTCGAAAATCTCGATCTATTTGCTTTATTATGTTTTGTGCACCCTATCGAAAGAGATTCTCTCTTATTAGCACTAAAAGAAAGCACAAGGAACGAAAAGCCAATTGATTTATAATCACTTAAAAAATAATTAATTTTTTTCTAGGTTATTAAAATATTTATTTATATTTTTAATTCCGTTTTTCCTTAAAACCATCTACTGTGACTACGGACAGTCGGATTAAAATATTAATGTATGGGTTTTTAAAACAACCCTAGATCTGAGAGGTGCGGTATCCGTAGTTACCAATCCTCTCAGGTTTTTTTTATCTTAACCAAAGATGAAACGTATTTACTCTGAGCGATCAATAAATGTACAACTCGTAATTGAAGCATTCAAATCTGATGGATATTTAATACTCAATAAAACATTGATTCAACAGTTGGGTCTTCATCAGGCATTGGTTTTAAGTAATCTGATAGATAAATGTGTTTATTTTTATGAGCATACACCAGAGTACGATGGTGAGTTTTATCTAACCCACGACCAGCAAAGTGAACAGATTGGTTTGAGTGATCATCAAATTCGAGAAGCAAAAAGAAAGTTAGTGGCTATGGGGTATGTTCGGACTTACCTGAAAGGCACACCTGCAAAGGAATGGTACATACTCAACTTTGAAGCAATAGGTAAAGGACTTGTCCTTCAAAAATTGAAGGACTTGTCCTTTAAAAATTTAAGGACATATAAGGAGATCAAATATAAGGATAATAATATTATTTCTAAAGATAAAAAAACGGCAGCAACTTTACGCAATAATGAGTATAAACCGTTAGCCGAACGTCTATCAAAAATAGTGTGTCAGCGAAAAAACATGCGACATACATCCAGACAGATCCTTTCATGGTGTAATGATATACGACGATTGGTTGAAGAAAATAACATAACTATCGATCGTATTAATTTGGCAGTAGATTGGTACGAATTGCATATTGGTGAACAATATACTCCTGTTATAGAATCGGGAGCAGCACTACGGGATAAATTTACAAAATTAGAATCAGCTATGGAACGGACACAAAAGAAATACAAGCCAAAACAACCACCACACATCATACACGGTGCATGGCGATATGATCTACAGACCGATGGTAGTTATAGGAATAAAAAAGGAGATCGCTATGAAGGAGATGATTGAACGTGACATTGTGATTGGATTAATTACTTCTACGGAATACTCCCAACAATTTAGAAAACTATGGGACATTCGACTATTAGAAAGTTCGGTTGCTAAACGAATTGCAAGTTGGTGTCTCGAATACTTTGATAAATACAACGAAGCTCCCAATAAGAATATGCAAGCCATATTCTATCAAAGGATACATAACGGGTTACCTAAGGAAATTGCAGAAGAAATTGAGCAAGACATACTACCAAATTTGAGTTCATCGTATGAGCAACAACCACCAAATATGGAGTATCTATTAGACCGTTCAAAGGAATATTTTAAGGAACGTCGATTATTGCTTGTTTGCGCTCAGATACAAGACAGTGTTATGGAAGGTCAGTTGGAGGAGGCAGAGAAATTTGTATACTCTTATAAAAGTAGTGTGGATGAATCTAGCACAGATATTAATTTACACGATCCATCTATTGTCGAAAAGGTTGAAAAAGCATTTAATAATGTTGCTCAAGGATTGATAAAATATCCAGGTGCGTTGGGTGATTTTTGGAATCGCCAACTAGTACGGGGAGCTTTCGTTGCTCTTATGGCAACTGAAAAACGAGGGAAAACATTTTGGTTATTAGATTTGGCAATAAGAGCATGCAAACAACTCAATAGAGTAGCTTTTATACAGGCTGGTGATATGACCGATGACCAACAACTGCGTCGTATTGCTGTGTATTTAACAAAACGATCTGATATACAAAAATACAGCGGTTTGATGTATGAGCCCATAAGTGATTGCTATTATAATCAGACAGATGATTGTGATCGGTCAGATCGGGTATGTGATCATGGAGTATTTGAAGGTCGCACAATTGAGGAACTGCGTCGTGACATAACATTATCTGAGTTGATTGAAGAGGCAAAAAATTCGCCTGCCTATAAACCATGTTCATATTGTAGTGAATATCAAAGCAAGCCTTGGGGTGTGCCTTGGGTCGTGGAGGTAGATACGGGAGATCCCCTAACTGTGGTAGAGGCTCAAAACGAGATGCGTAAATTCTTTGTGCAAAATACCAGACAACTAAAATTGTCCAGCCATGCTAACGGAACGCTTACCGTTCGGCACATAGCAACACTATTAAATAATTGGGAGAGACAAGATGGATTCGTTCCAGATGTTATAATAGTTGACTATGCTGATTTGTTAACTGTGGAAGCAAAAACCGAATTTCGCCACCAACAAAATGAAATATGGAAACAATTGCGCAGTTTGTCACAAGAACGGCATGCGTTGGTTATTACGGCCACTCAAGCCGACGCAAAAAGTTATGAGCAAAACAGATTGAAAATGGCCAATTTTTCGGAGGATAAGCGAAAGTATGCACACGTCACAGCGATGTATGGTTTAAACCAAGACACAAAAGACCGAGAAAAACGAATTGGTATTATGCGATTAAATGAAATAGTAGTACGTGAGGGTGACTTCAGTAGCTTAAATGAAGTTACCGTATTACAAAACTTAAGACGTGGGCGTCCATTTATAGGAAGCTATTGGTGATTTTATTGATGATAGTAATAATAACTTAAAATTTAAAAAATGGCAAAATTATTGGATCTAAAAAAGGCTGCCAAGGAAATGTATGAGGTTATGATACTTGATACACCCCTTGACGAAAACTCAAACTCGTTGGAGGCCGAGATGTATATTAGAAAGGCCATGGTTTTAATTGAACCACAAGACTTGTTCAGTGAAACAACACAGGAAATTATCGATTCTTTGGAACCTTATGAAGAGGTAGAAACTCCGAAAAAAGTGCCCGAAAAGAAAGTTACTCCTATTGTGGAAAAAGAGATTGTTCCGGAAAAACCTAAAGACGTCGAGTTCACAACAGATGATTTGGTTATGGAAATAAAGAATACAAAAAAACTCGAAAGTCTGAAAAGTTTGGCAAAAAAGAACGTTCTCTTTAAATCAATCCATAAAGATATTGCAATTTATCAGACTTTATCAACACTACAGTCGGATATGTTGGACATTCTATTATCAGGTCCCCAAAAAGAGTACGTAGATCAGGATCGTGAATCCACAGTGCAGAAGTTGAAAACACCTGTCATAGTTTTACCAAAAAAGAAGAAGCATAGTGCCAATGCACAAAACATAACCATATTATCGGAGTCAAGTGTTATCTCTGGGTTAGTAGTTGGTTCGGTTGTACAATTCGTAACTGCCGCAAATAGTAAAGTTTGTCCCAAGAAAGAATTGATTGGCACGATCGACACAATAAAATTGGATTTGAACAAAACAACAAATGAGGTTGTAAAGATCATTTGTCCCGAAGGACACTTTTACAAATACAGTAAGAGTGTTGTTTTAGTAAAATCAAAATAAGTATGGACTACATCATATTTGTACCAACACGAGGACGTGTTGACAAACAAATAACACTCAAGCAACTGCCCGATAGTATTTTGCGTCGGGTAGTTATTGCGTGTCATCCGGGAGAAGAATCCGATCATAAAAGAATATGGGCTGGCAAAGTCAAGGGTGTATTACCAATATCGGCAAATCATATAGGCGAAGTTCGCCAAAAGTGCATTGATTTATCCCCAACAAACCATATCATATTTGTGGACGATAGTTTGGATTTTCACGTTCGAAGTGAGAGCGAGAAAGGACGTACCACAAAATATCCATTGAAGGTTATGTCATCTCTTCATTTTGAAGATTCCACGTTAGATTATCACATGAATGGTATGTTCAATTGGATTAGTGATAAACTCCATACCGGACGATTTGGCATGGTAGGTGTTTCTCGACGTAGTAATAATGCACACCGTTTAGATCAAGAAATAGCACACAACGATAGAGTGTGTTCATTTTGGGGTATTAATCGAATCCTATTCAATACTTTACCAAATAACCCTAAATTCAGTGATTTTCCCATAAAAGAAGATTTTTATGTTATGTTACATTTTCTTATAAACGGGATACCAACAATTACTACGTATAAATATGCTTACGGTCGGGTTGGTGGTAGTAACAGTGCGGGTGGATGTAGTTTATATCGAAATATCGAAATGTCTGTTAAGACTGCCAACATGCTAAAGGAGCAGTTCCCTGATTTTATTACACTACGTAATAAAGGAACTAAGAGTTGGAGTGGTGAGTTTGGTAATACCACCGTCGATGTAACAATGCATTGTAAAAAGGCTTTTGAATCCTCAAAAAACAAACAAAATGGCCGTTTATTTTAAACTTATTCGAAACAGAAATTTTGTGCTTCGTGAAAATACTTTGGACGAATATGTAGCCAAAGAAAACAGCTACCACAACGTATCTTTTTCACAAGAGGATATTTGGTTGGACGTTGGAGGAAATATTGGTGTGTTTCCGGTTAATTGTTTTGAAAAGGTATCCCACATACATACATTCGAACCGGATGAGGCCAATTTGGATATGCTGAATAAAAACCTCAAGTTAAATAACATCCAAAATTGTAGTGTGTATAATACAGCTGTGGTTTGGGATGATCGTGAGACTACTGACTTTTATATTAACGTCAAGAAAAACAAGGGAGCACATAGTATGTTGGTTCAACACGGACGGGAGCATATCACCGTTCCGTGTACAAACATAAACACTGTATTATCAATGTTAACTCCCAATAAAATCAAAATGGATGTTGAGGGTGTCGAATACGAACTTATAAAAGCCATAAAAAATTGGGGCGGGATAGAAGAATTCATTTTCGAGTACCACATTGCTATTCTGCGAGACCATGCAGGCACAAAACTACGTGAACTATATGATATACTATCAAAATACTTCACGATAACTGGAAGATCCCCAGATAGCTTAAAAAAGAATTGGGTCACAATAGTACATTGTGTGTGTATTAAATAACATAACGATATGACATTCAAACCAAACAGCAATTTTAAATATTATATGTACTGGCTGACCGAACGCCAGCGTATATTTTGGAAAAGGTTTCGGGGTGAAAGCCCACCGTACACAGTTGATGACATTTTGGAACACTATAAATTCACAAATGTATACAGAGTGCTTGATCGGACATCACAACATTTATTACATCGTGTGATCCAAAATGGAGTATCATACACAAGATCGGATATGTTATGGCGTATATTAGTATACAAACACTTTAACTTACCCCAAACGTGGGAACATTTGTGTGCTCAATTAGGAGACATAACAATGAAAACGGACGTAAATGATATAATTTTGGTACTGCGGGACTTACGTAAGTCAGGAAAACCTATATACAGCAATGCATACATGTTGACTGCCAGTTTTATGAAAAACGAAAAAGTAAAGCGTTTGTGGCGCATAGAAGGAATAAAAGACAAACATGAAGCATATTTACGCATATATCAACACCAAATTATCGAGAGTGGTTTGTACCATACTATACTAGGGATTAAAACTTTTATAGATGTGGTAGAGGTATTGCGGAGTATTCCAACAATAGGAGCGTTTTTGGCGTACCAATACGCACAAGACTTAAATTATAGCAATGTGTTATCATTTGACGATAATACATATTGTTCTGCGGGTTTTGGAACCATACGAGGAATCGATCGGGTATTTGATATTGAAGGAACACCCGATTATGGTGAAATTGTGTTATGGACACACAAAAACTTCCGTTTGCTATTACACGATTACGGATTTGATCATTTGTTTGTTGCTCTACCCAATTGGGATCCACACGTCCCGGATCTCAGCAACTGTTTCTGTGAAACCGATAAATATTTGCGAGGATTGGGAATAACTACCCTCGGAAAAGAAATTTATGGTAAGCGAATAAAAAACACCTTTATTGAGAATAAAGAACCTTTGGATTATATTTTTCCAGCCAAATGGAATTTAAAACTGAAATAGTATGACGTACATATTTGAAAACGCAAACCAAGCACTTATTGGTTTATCACAAGCAATAATTGCTAATGGATATTGGCAAAAGGTAAGAGGATTTGATTGTTTGGCAATACAACATCCTGTATTAGTTGAAATAACCAATCCTTGGGATCGATGCATTACACTCCCCCAAAGAAAGTGGAATAAAACCCTTCCCTTTGCCGAAAGTTTATGGTTGGCTTGTGGATTAAATAATCTGACTGTTTTACCTAACCACTACTGTTCTACTTTAGCCAATTATTCAGACGACTCAACAACATGGCGTGCCGGTTACGGACCTCGTATTCGATCGTACACAGGAATTTCAACGGATTATAAGGTATCGGAACCAGCATTTGGAAAAACCGACATTCCAAATTATAGCAGCATATCCGCAGTTGACCAACTCAGATATGTCGTATTATCATTACAACGAGACAAATACACCCGACAAGCAATAATGTCTTTAGGGGATCCGGTAAAAGACGATTTTAACGATAAAGGACAACTAAAAGTTACAAAAGACTACCCATGCACACGCTCGATTCATTTTAAGGTGATTAATGAAAAACTTGATTGTATTGTTCATATGCGGTCGAACGATATTTTATTTGGTTTTAGTGGTGTCAATGTATTTAATTTCACTTGGATGCAAGAATATATTGCAAACATTTTGGGGCTGCCGTTAGGAAAGTATTACCAAATAATCGACGACTTGCATTTATATGCTGACAAACTTGAGGTCATAAAAGAGATTGCGGCAACGGATATTAGTTTGTATAAAACCAGTAGTCCGTTTCAGTATCGAGATCATATTAATTCGCTCACCGATTTTAATCATCTGATAATTGGTTTATACAATTATGAACAAGCACTATTTACGGGAACCCATCGTGATTACATGCCTTTTGGTAATGATATGTTTGATGACTGGGCACGTATTTTCTATAAATTCTGGATCCCTGAAGATCGAAGTAAATTTAATAATCCGTATCTTAATAAATTATACAACATATGAAAACACAAGACAGGTTAGCAATTGCTACAGAACCTACGGCAAGAGAACTGATGGAAAAGGTAGTAAGAATGATCAAGCGGGATTGGAATAAACGTAAGACGATCAATACACCGAAGGAATTTCCAGAAGGAAACATTATTGCTTTTATTCACCAAGAGGACTTGGATTATTGGGGGGCATACAAAGTTTTGACAACTGCAGAGGCATACGACAAGGGAATTGTGGCTAAAGATGGAAATAATAAATATAGAGTATACTATGTTGTTAATGCTGACGGAAAATGTGAACAAATTGCACCTAAATCGAGAAAATATGCATGACAAATTGGATTTATCTTACGTCCTCAAGATGAGAAACGTGAACCGTTTAGGAACTGTGGCCATAAAACGCCACTACAATCTATTAGAGCATAGTTATATTGTAAGTGTATTATTTATTCACTTTGCTAACGAAGAACGTATACCGTACGATACAACAACCATGGAGTATATTTTGTTTCATGATACCTTGGAGGTCATAACTGGTGATATGCCATATACTGTTAAAAACCACAACGAGACCACTAAATTATGTTGGATGCGGATGGAACAGGAAATGATACAAAACCATCCTCAATTAGCACCATATACCGATAGAAATATGGAAAAATATATGACAAAACAACAAATGGACTTATTCAAAGTATGTGATTTATTGGATCTATGGATCTTCTTAAAAGAAGAGGAGGCTTTAGGTAATAAATCAAATCAGTGTATTGAAATTGTCAATCGATGTGTAACTATCATTGGAGGACGATTCAAATCTGTTGATGATTACATGAAAAATTATATTTACATATGATAGAACACTTTTTGGAAAATCTATGGCGATGGAAATGTGATATGCCCGAAATAGAAAGTAGGGAACTTCCGTCGCTTGACATCCTGCAAAAAACTGAGTGGTCGGAGGAATTTGAACGTCTTATGCGTAATCGGTTAATAATGGGTTCTTTTCGATATGGTTCTATGGGACACGGATCACATCCCACAGGAAAACCACTGTATGATCGTTGTGCAAGCATAAAACATCGAATATCTGAATTTGAACAAACGGGAAACGCTGAACATTTGGTTGATATCGCCAATGTGGCTTTACTCATATTTGAGGAACGCACACATCCAAAATTTCACTTTAGTGCGGCTGATGATAATCCCAATGTGTATCATGACAAAATAATATCACATGGTTACAAATAGTACAGGATTTTTTGATAAACCGAACGATAGCGATTGTGAAAATTGTAAGCTATACACACGGGTAAATAGTCCTAAAATGATACCATTTGGGAATTTTAAGCGTGGTATTATGAACATAGGAGAAGCTCCCGGAATAACTGAGGATCAAAAAGGTCGACCGTGGCAAGGTGTTACAGGTAAGCTATTGTCCCGCACTTACCGATCGTTGGGTATTGATCTATTTGAAGATTGTATAAATATAAACGCTGTTTGTTGTCATCCTACGGACGATAACGGATTTAACAGAACACCATCCGGTAAAGAGATTATGCATTGCCATCACAAAGTATTTGAAAACATACAAAAATATAAACCAAAAGTAATCGTATTGTTTGGTGCATCAGCATTATCTAGCGTTGTGGGAAGTCGTTGGAAAAATGACCTTGGATCAATATCAAAATGGAGGGGATTTACTATCCCCGATCAAGATTTGAAGGCTTGGATATGTCCTACTTATCATCCAAGTTTTGTGTCTCGTGAAGATGCTATGATTGTCAATAATATTTGGGAAGATGATTTGAAGGAAGCTATTAAACTGGTTGATATACCAATACCTGAAAATACCAATCCTCGTATTAATTACATCGAAGATCTGTCGATATTATCAAACATAAAATCTGAGTTGATTACAATTGATTACGAAACGACGGGATTGAAACCACAAGCACCAGGACACAGAATACTTTGTGCTGCTATTGCCATTGATAAAAACACAGCATATACTTTTATGATACCACCAACCAAACAACTACGTTATCCACTATTAAAATTGCTTGAAAACCCAACCATAGGAAAAATAGCACATAATATAAAATTCGAGGATCGTTGGTCAGAAACTAGACTATACCAAACGGTGAATAACTGGAAATTTGATACTATGTTGGCATCACACATACTGGATAATCGACAAGGAGTAACAGGTTTAAAATTCCAAACATATGTCAATTTTGGTGTTGTGGATTATGCAAGCGAAGTATCACCATTTCTGAAAGCTAAAAATGCATCTGATGGAAATGCTCTGAATAAATTACCAGAATTGATACAGAAACCAGATGGAACACACTTATTATTAACTTATTGTGCTTGGGATGCTATATGGGAATATCGGCTTGCAATGAAACAAATGGAACTAATTGGATATGATTTACCTTTTTAAAAAAACATAAATTAATGAAAAATAAGATAGTTAGTTTTGTGAATTAGAATTTCATGCTGTCGGGTCAATCCAGATAATATTGAAAGAAGGATAAAAATAGTATGAATATGCACCCTAACACATATCAGGCAATCGCTGTAATGATCTATAATAAGTATCAATTAATTTAGACAAAATGAAAGTAAGAATAATTAATTTGTCAAAACACAAACTTCCTGAGTATCGTACGTTGTTTTCTGCAGGGATGGACCTGTATGCGAACCTGGAAGAACCAGTCACCCTTAAACCTAACGAACGTACTCTTATTTCAACGGGTTTGTTTATCGAACTGTCCATTGGTTTTGAGGCTCAGATTCGCCCAAGAAGCGGTCTTGCCATTAAAAAGGGAATAACTGTTTTAAACAGTCCGGGAACCATTGATTCCGATTACAGAGGGGAGATAGGTATTATTTTAATAAATCTTTCTACGGAACCGTTTGTGATTAATGATGGAGAAAGAATAGGCCAGATGGTTGTTACGAGGCATGAAAGGGTAGAATGGGAGGTAACGGAACAATTGAATTCTACTATTCGGGGATCAGGGGGGTTCGGACATACAGATCTTTAAATTTATTGAAATTATTAGAAGATGCACATACATCCTAACACATATCAGGCGTACAACCTCATGCATGAGGGAATACTAGCACTCGGGCGAGCAGAACAGGCTGGATTTCGCATTGATGTTGACTACATTGAATTAGAAAAGCAAAAGTTGCAAGATCGTATTATCCAGTTGGAGTATGGTTTTAAGAATACTAAACTTTATCGACATTGGGAGCATGTTGCTCGAGATGGAAAAGTCAATATATATTCGAACGTACAACTAGCCCATTTTTTATACAAAACCAAGAAGATAAAGCCTGTTAAATTAACCGAAACTGGACAAGGAGCAACCGATGAAGAAGCATTACAACAGTTAAACATGCCCGAATTGGAAATGCTAATCGAAATACGAAAGTTAAAGAAGATATGTGATACCTATTTAGAATCCTTTATGCGAGAACAAGTGGATGGTTTTGTGCATCCGTTTTTTAATCTGAATTTGGTTAGAACATTTAGAAGCAGCAGTGATCATCCTAATTTTCAGAATATTCCGGTAAGAAACACGGAAGCCATGACACTAACTAGACGAGCAATAATTCCTAGATCGGGGCACCAATTATTTGAACTTGACTACTCCGGACTAGAAGTAAGGATAGCAGCATGCTATCATAAAGATCCCGTTATGTTGAAATACATAAAAGACGATTATGATATGCATACTGATATGGCTTTGCAAATATATAAAATTGATAAATTTGATAAAACTATACCAGCACATAACACGTTACGTAAAGCAAGTAAAAATGGTTTTGTGTTTCCACAATTTTATGGAGACTATTACAAAAATTGTGCCGTCTATCTAGCCTGTCAATGGGGACAATTACCACAAACACGTTGGCAATCAGGACAAGGAATAATAATGCCAAATGGATATTTATCAGACCATTTAATATCCAAAGGAATAAAATCATATGCTGCATTTGAAGAGCATGTACAAAAGATAGAAGATCACTTTTGGAACACCCGATTCAGAATATATAAAGCATGGAAGGATCGTTGGTGGGCACGCTATCAACGTCGGGGATATGTTGATATGTACACTGGTTTTCGATGTAGTGGTTTGATGACTCGCAACGATACTATTAACTATCCAGTACAAGGAGCAGCATTCCACTGTTTACTATGGTCGTTTATTGAGGCCGATCGTATTATGCGTGAAGAAAAATGGAAATCTCGTTTAATAGGACAAATACATGACAGTATGCTATTAGATGTGCATCCAGACGAATTAAATCATGTTGCTGATACAATGTTGAGAATCACATGCGTTGATTTACCAAAAGCATGGGATTGGATTTGTGTTCCTTTGGGAATTGAGGCTGAAATATGTCCAATCGACGGTAATTGGACAGAAAAATCAAAATATGTTTTTAACCAATAAACTGTATTATTATGAATTACGAAGAAGACATTAGAATTGATGAAACGGCATTGGACGTTGAGTGGTTGGAGCAAGCCAGTCTATTTATGCGTTATGCTCGCAATGCTGCGGAAGCACGTCGAGCATTGGATGTGTCAAAGGAAAGACTTGATGTCATCAGAGCCAGTTTGGACAAAGAAGTGCGTTCAAACCCAGAAAAGTTTGGCATCGAAAAGATAACCGAAACGGCTGTATCGAATACTATAATATCGATACCGGCCTTTCAGGGAGCAAATGAAGGATTCTTAAATGCAAAATTCGAAGCCGATTTAGCACAAGCAGCTGTTAATGCTTTTAACCAACGCAAAGATGCACTTGAAAATTTAGTAAAATTGCATGGAATGCAATGGTTTGCTGGTCCTAAAGTCCCCAGAAATCTACACGAAGAGTACCAAAATAGAAGGGATCATTCGGTAAAGACAGTAAACGCACGTATCGGACAGAGATTATCACGTAAAAATAGTATTTAACTTAAATCTTAATTTTATGAAAAACGAAGGAAGTAATTTTAGAGGAAAAGTTGTAAGTAGTGCTCAACGCCAACGCAAGACCCGAATGAGTTATCTAAACTTGCCCAAAGGGGTAAAACAATTCTCTTTGGAAGAGGGTGCAAAAATGGTTAAATTAGATTTTGTACCATACGTAGTAACAGATCAGAATCATCCCGAACGTGATGAGGCACGAAATGTGGCAACAAAAGGGAGTATTTGGTATCGACGTCCGTTCAAAATTCATCGTAACATCGGAGCTGCTGACGAAGCCGTT